CAACGGATATGCAACCCGTTGCGGGATAGGGGTTTAGGGGGGTATTGACAATCGGTGCGGGGGGTGTAGATTTATTGGGGTAGGGCAATCACCCCGACCGGAGAATGACAATGCAGACCACTACGAAGCGCACCTTTGCCGCTACCTCCCCGACCACGGGCGAAGTCTTTACCCGTCAGTCAGAGCGTGACTACACCTACGCTGTGATCTACATGGCGTCTGCTGAACGGGAGCAAGCGTACGCAGACCGTATGGCGAAGGAGTATCTGCTCTGGGCTCAAGAGTCAATTCAACAGGCCGTTGCTCTGGAAGCCAGCACCACGCCAAATGCTACTGATCGTTTTGGTTGGTCGGCAGAAGCCCATCGCAAGGAAAGCGAGGAACGCAAGAAGAATGCAGAGAGGTACATGAACATGAAGTGCGGCATCCGCGAAGCCGTCACCTTCCATCACACGGAGGCGCTGGCGCGGAAAGCGGCGAATGGCAAGGGTTCCGGGAATTACGACCTAATTACCGTGGTGCCTTGCACAATCTTGGAGCGCAAGCCGAAGGGTAGCAAGGCGGCGTGGAACTGCTAACCTTCATCGCAACGGGCCGCACGGCGCGGCCCTCACCCCGGCACGGAGACTGACAATGACCGCTGGACACATCGCTCGCGCTATGCTCAAGAAGCACGGCCTCCGCTTGGCTCGCGTCAAAATCGGCGCTCGGGCCTTCCGCTACGAGTACGTCTTGCCCGCCATCAAGGGCGGCTATGACGCGCACGACATCGCCCGCGCTACGCTCTGGCGCACCGTCAACCGCGCCCTCGACCGGGTTCCCGAATGACCGAGTGGTATCTGATTAACAACGACGGGGCCATCGTCCGCACGGCGGTGGCCTCAACCAAGCGCGAGGCAGAGGCGATCCTCGGGCCGCACGGCACCGTCATCTCGGGCTTGTCGTGGAAGTACGACCTGCATCGCTGGAAGCCCGTCCGCACAGTCGTGACGGAGGCCGTGGCGAAGAAGGCTACCGAGACCTACAAACAGCCCGACTCTATCAAGCCCGGCTACCTCACGGTCAACCAGATGGGCAAGCGGTTCGATCGCCGCGAAGGGCAGATTCGCCGCATCATCCAGTTGTACGGCATCCCCTATGAGGTGGTGCAATACAAGGGTCGCAAGATTCAGACGTACAGCCCGACGAACGTGGCGCGGATCAGGAAGCACCTTCTGGCCCAGCCCGAACGCTTGACCCCTCGTGCGGTCGTGGAGAAACGTCGGCAAGCCTATCTCGAGCGGATGCGCCAGTATTACCTTGAGAAGAAGCACTCACACAAAGCACGGAGGGGGGTATGATTGAGACGGTCATCATTGCTGGCGTGGTGGGATCGGCGGCTGGCGTCCTCATCGCCAAGCTCTACCTCGCTGGCGCGGCCCAAGACAAGGCCACCGACGCTTATGAGGAAGGCTGGACGCACGGCTATGACGTTGGCAACAAGCACTCGCACGATCCTCACGGCACCGCGTCCGTCGATGACGGCGAGGAGGTCGAGTGATCATCCGTTGCCCAGTCTGCGATGACGGACGGACGGACCTTGCCGCCATCAAAACCCATAACATCCTCTGCGCCGAGTTTGGCGAGCGGTCCTACCCGGCGCCGGTCTATGCGTAAGAGCCTCGACATCGCCGCAACGGTCCTCCTGCTCCTTTGCACCGTCCCGCTCGTTCTCTTGCTTGCTCTCACGCGCATCCCAGCGAACTACCTGAAGCGACGGAACTATGGCAGGTGACTTTGACATCGGCCCAGCCGACTACGAGGCAGATATGAGTGAGAACGGCAAAGGCGACAGCCCTCGGCCTATTGTGATTGACGCGGAGACGTACAAGAAGAACTGGGAGCAGACGTTCCCGAAGCAAGAAACGCTTGGCGATCCCGAGGAATAACCGTGAGCTTTTCGCTTCCTGTCCCTTCTTGGGTCATCTCCCAGAGCCGGGACTATGTGCATGACGTACAGCTTGGGCATCGCGGCGACGGATCTGACGGCACGATGGAGCAAGCCTTCGTCGGCGTCATTGGGCAGAACATGGTGCAACTGGCCCTCGGTCGCCAGACTATGCGCGGCGACTCGGGATTTGACGGCGGCGTGGACGTGGAACTGTTCGGGCTTGGCGTCGATGTCAAGACGATGGGACGCACCACGGACCCCCGCGACGAGTACGTCAACAACGTCATGGCCTCACAAGTTGGCTACGAATCAAACGCCTACCTGTTCCTGTCGTTCAACAAGTCCTCGCAAGTCTTGACGGTCTGCGGCTGGATACCGAAGGAACTCTTTCTGCACCGCGCCACGTTGTACCGCAAGGACGAACTGCGTCACCGCTCGGACGGCACGACCTTCCCCTGCAAGGCGGATATGTACGAGATCCCCAACGCCTCGCTGTACCGAGACGCGACCAACTGGCCCGAACTGATCGTGCAGATGTACCACTACACTCGGCTCTTTGACACATGACGATCCGCGCCTCGGTCCTCATTGCTAGCCATCGCCAGCAATTCCTCCCGCGAGCGATTGCCTCGGTGTTCGCCCAGACGTTGCCCAAGCACGAACTTCAACTGCTCGTCAACTACTCCGCCGAACCTGCGCTATTCCTGACCAACTGGAACGACCTCTGCTCGATTGCCAAAGGCGAGTACGTCTGCATCTTGGGCGACGATGACACGATGGAACCCGCGTATATACAAAGTTGTATATCGGCGCTCGACGCATCAGGCGCGGACATCGCCTACACGAACGTGCAAGGCATCGACGCGCACGGCTACAAGACCGGCGTCTACGAACCACCCTCCGTCATCACCCTCGACACGATGCGGCACGGCAACAAGATCTGGTCTAGCTCTATCGTCAGGCGCGAGCTTTGGCAACGCATCGGCGGCTACGATATGCCCATCCCCTACGTGCATGACTACGACTTCTGGGTGCGGTGCCTACAGGCCGGTGCCAAGACGGAGTACGTCCCTATCATCGGCTGGAACCACTACGCACACAACGAAGGCCGCGTCACCACGACCTCTGACAAGACGGAAGCGTGGGCCGCGTTCGATCGCAAGCATCCCGACTTCAGGTTGACAACCCCGTAAGGCGTTATAGGTTAGACAGCATGGCATACCCCAAAGGCAAGCCGCGCCCAGCCGGTTCAGGACGCGCCAAAGGCACGCCGAACAAGGCGACCAAGACCATCCGCGAGGCGTGGATCGAGGCGTTCAACCTCGTTAACGAGCAGATTCCGTTGCACGAATGGGGCGCACAGAACCCCGAGAAGTTCTACCCGCGCGCCACGAAGCTCATCCCCATTGACGTGACTTCGGGGGACAGGCCGCTCGCGCCGTCCACGATTCGCGTAGAACTGGTAGCCGCTACCGAGAGCGAATGACCGACAACTGGAAGGTGGAGCAGGGCGACTGCCGCGACATCATGCGGACCCTGCCCGACAACAGCGTGGACGCGATCGTCAGCGACCCGCCCTATGGCCTGTCGTTTATGGGTAAAGAGTGGGATCACGGCGTTCCCGGCGTCGAGTTCTGGACGGAAGCCCTGCGGGTTGCCAAGCCCGGCGCTCACTTGGTCGCGTTCGGCGGGACGCGCACCTACCATCGGCTTGCCGTCGCGATTGAGGACGCGGGGTGGGAAGTGCGGGACTGCCTGTCGTGGCTCTACGGCTCGGGCTTCCCGAAATCGCTGGCGGTGGACAAGGCGATCGACAAGCGTGGGGGCTATCCGCATCTTGCCGCGCAAATTGGTGAGGCATTGCGTATGGCTCGCGAATCGCGTGGCTTGACGGTTGGTGAGTGTGACAAACGATTTTGCGGTGGCACAACGAATTGGTCGTGGTTTGAGGGACGCCCCAAAGGGCAACGTGCGCCAACTACGCAAACGTTCGCCGCAATTGCCGCTGAATGGCCCGAAGTAGCACATCTTGCAGAAGCCGTAGCAGAAGCCGAACGCGAGGTGGTGGGGCGGGACACAAAAGCGCGTAGTACTGCTGGCGCATCAGCTTTGCCAACAATGGGCGGTAGCGTCGAGTATAAATCGTGGGACATCACCGCGCCCGCCACCGACGCCGCGAAGCGTTGGCACGGATGGGGGACGGCCCTCAAGCCCGCGTGGGAACCCATCATCCTCGCCCGCAAGCCCTTGACCGGAACCGTCGCCGCGAACGTCACGCAGTACGGGACAGGGGCGATCAACGTGGACGGGTGCCGGATTGGGACGGATGCTGTTGTCGTAAATAACTATCGCAATGGTGGGGACTGCACTTCGTGGTCTGGTACACACGCGGGTCAAGTTTATGAACAGAAAATCCAGCAGGGCCGCTGGCCCGCCAACGTCTGCCTCGACGAAGACGCGGCTGGGATGCTGGACGCGCAAGCGGGCGAGCGTGGCGCACAAGGCAAGGCGAGCGGCCCAACGCTTATCGAAGGCAGTACGAGCCATAGCCGAGGCAAGTTTAACGGCGTGGCAGATACGCCGTTCTATGGCGATGCTGGTGGCCCCTCGCGGTTCTTCTACACCGCCAAAGTCTCGCGCAAAGAGCGGGAAGCGGGGCTGGACGGGATGCCGACAAAAGTGCAGAAGCTCCCCGGCAAGTCAACAGGATACAACCCGATTACTGGCGAAGTCACGCACGGGTACACGGGCGAGGCTCGCAACCACCACCCCACCGTCAAGCCCATTGCCCTGATGCGCTGGCTCTGCCGCCTCGTCACGCCCCCCGGGGGACTCATCCTCGACCCGTTCAACGGCTCCGGCTCAACCGGATG